CGGTTCGCCGCCAGCCAGTACTGCCAGTCGGACAGCACCACTGGACGGCCTCGCAACGGGCCGTCAGGCTGCCGGCAGTGACGTTCGATCCACGCGCACACCAGATGCCCCAACGTGGGGAAGTCGATGAGCCATGAATCCTCGTCAGCCATTGCCGCTCATCCGACGCTGGTACACATGCCTCGTCTCGTCCATGGGAGAGCGTTCGGCGGCCGATTCCCGGTTCAGCTCCTTGGCCCTGCGGCGCGTGAACTCCGAATCGACGGGCTTCCGCTCGGCCTCGGCCTCGATTTTCCAGCCTAATGCCTGCAATCCGGCGGCGCTCATGCCGACGCGGTCGGAGATGCGCAGCAGCACGGTCAACGCCGTGGGTGCCGGCGCGATCTCGCATGCGGTGGAAAGCCGTGCGTACAACGCCAGTTCGTGGATCATCCACTTGAACTGGGGCAGATGCCAGGCGCGTGCCTGAGGCAGCTTCCACAGCCACTTCCACTTCTCCGCCTCAAGCCTGCGGACGCGCTCGTCATCGGCGGGCTCCAAGGGCCATTCCGGCGGCTTCATCCGGCACTCGGTGTTCGGCAGGCTCTGCAATGTGTATCCGAGTCTGCGGCTCTTCTCGCTGTTCGGGTCCTTGGCCGGCCCGGAGCGTACTCGTTTGCCTCCACTTGGCATGATGTTCACCTCTCGTCATGGCCTTGCGCCCTAGCGACAGATCGACGGGACCGCCCTCGCGGCGGCCCGCCAGCGATGTTTGAACCCTGCGCACCCGGCAGACAGCTCACCGGCGGTCCAAGCGGGGTGGTCGTCACCCCACCCCCCTGGGGGTGTTGCCGGCTGTTTTTGTCGTGATGCACAGTGTTCCTGTTTATTGTCTGGTGTTGAAGCCTGCTGGTCTTGTTTTGCCGGTTTTTACATCGTGGCATTGTTTGCATAGGCCTCGTCCGAACTTCGGGTCGTTGGGGTTGAGTCGCATGTCGATGAGTTCGGTTCTTTCGTATGGATAATGATCCGCGATTGTGCTTGGATTGCCGCAGAGCCCCTTGTGTTTGCCGCAGCCTCCGTGCTCGGGGTCGCCGGGGCATGTGCAGTATGGGTCTCGTGCGAGCACCTGCCTGCGAAACGATTGATGTCCCTTGGTGTTGTATGGGTTGCGTCCACGGGTACGGGTGCGGTCCCGTTGGGCTCGGGTGCAGGCGTCGCATTTGCGTGCCGGTGTCTCGATGAGGTTCGGGCATCCGGGTGTCGAGCAGACTCGCCAGCTCATGTGTGCCTCGCAGTCATTGTGTCCGTTGGCGTGTCTTGGTGTCCTCGGCTTGCATATCTATAGTTATTGTGTTACTATAGATATGTCAGCCAAGGAAAGGAGGTGAACATGGAACAGATCGCGGAGCTGCTCAAGGCCATCGGGGAGTTCCTCTCCGGATTGGGTGCGGCACTCGCACCCATCGCCGCCGTGGCCGTCGCATTGATTGCGAAGAGCAAGCCGCGAAAGCCGCTGAACAGACGGCGCAAGCGGTAACAAGAGCCGTGGATTCCGGATAATCGTACTATCCAGAGCCACGGCTCCACTCCCAACTATTCCATGGAACATCATGAACGGCAAGATAGGAATCATCGCACTCATGTTCGGAGTCGTCAGCCTCGCGCTGGCCATCGCATCCCAGAGCGTACCGGCAGGTGTGTTCGGAATGTGCTCGGGCGTGCTGGGTTATCTGGCAGGAAGGGCAAGCAATGGCGACTGAATATCTCGGCGTCAAGCAGGTCGCAGAACGCCTTGGCATCACCAGTGGCGGCTTGCTCAACCTCAAGCTCCCTGAGCCCGACGCCACGATAGGGCGCACGCGCGGCTGGTTGCCTGAGACCATCGATGAATGGAACGCTCAACGTCCGGGACGTGGTGTCGGAGGGGGGAGACCACGCAAAAACAAAGCATAGATACGCGAAAACCCAGCCACATGAGCTGGGTTTTTCGACACTAATCCACTGACATTATGCGGTCACAGTTAGCTCTTTGTCAAGTCCGCCACTGATGACGAGCCGGTAGACGCTGCTGTATGAAATGCCTTGGGGCGTGACATCAAGCTTGCCTCGGGATTTCCACACGGTGAGCGTATGCCTTTTGACGGTGATTCCCGCGTCCGTGAACGCCTTGGCTATCTCAGCCGCAGACCCGCGCCTGGAATCATCCCAACACAACGTCTTGAGCCTACGCAGTTTAACCGTCTGCGCTCGCTGTTCCCTCCCGCAGACCGGGCATGTCACCCACTGGTCTGCTGCCCCGGCGGTGAGCATGGTCTCGCATAGTTCGCAGGTTCCTATCTCGCGGCGTTGCTCCGGCGGGTCCAGCGCAGCATCGACTTTGCGGGCGATGCCGTCAACGACGTGCATGTAGAAGCCCGCGTCCGCGAACGTGGCGAGCCTGGGGTGGCCTGCGCATGCGATGAGCGTGGCCTTCAGATCCTCGTTGCGTTTGTCTTTGCGCCAGTCGAGTGCGTCGATGCCGTCGAGGCAACGCCATAGTTCACGGGCCGTCGCGTCGAGCATGTCGATCAGGTCGAGCACGTCGAGCCTGATTGGAGTCGGGGGAGTGGCGGTCTGGATTCGCGTGGGCGAATGCCCGCCCGGATGCAGGGTCGCGTCCAACGAGTCATGCAACGGCGTGACGTCGCGCGCCAATCGCAGGAGCGTGCCGGCGAAACGCAGTTCGCACGTCTCGCACAGTGAATATCCCCCTTCGGTTATCGTTTTGCAGTTCTGGCAGTTCACGTTGGCCCCTTCCGGCTGGTCGGCTAGAATAGTGTTTGCTTCTCGCCCTGGCCGACCTTGTTGGCTGGGGTTTTCTCATGCTTGAGCTGGCTGTACGACATATCCCATATGCGTTTGAATTCGGCTATCTCCTGTTTCGACAGTTTCGGCCCGCCCCATGGCTTGCCTGGCGGGCGTTCCCGTTTCGGCGGTTTGAACGGTTTGACGCTTATCCGGGCGAGATGACACATGTGCATGGCCAGATACTGGCCGTCCGGTCTGATGCCTGCATCTCCGCAGGTGCTACGGAGCAGCGGGTGGCCGACGGAGGGAAGCCACGTGACGCGGGTCAACGGCCGGCCGAGGATTATCGCCACGGTCAGGTCGTCACCCGCCACACACCCGTAATCCCACGACTCCCACACGGTTTCCCGATCCTCGATGACGTACAGGCCGCACCCCTCGCAGACGGTGACAACGAGGGGACTCGTTTTCGGGATGAACGCGCGAAGCCATGCTGGTTTGCGTTCACGGGCGCGTGGCCTGCTCACTCCTCCATTGCCTTTCTTCTTGCCGCGTTGAAGGCGGTTCTGATGATGTTTTCCAGCCATGCGCCGGGGAGCGTGATGAACTTTCGGGTTTCGTCCATGGCGGCGGCAATCTCCTCCTCGGTGATTTCGCGGTTTGCGCAGGCCTTGTATCCTCTTGCCCATGCCCATTGCAAGTCGGCGTCGACGTACGAGGGGTCGCGTTGTTCCCGGGCTTCTATCTCACGGTCGATGATGCTCATTTGTTTCCTCCGTTTCGTCGTTGAGTGCCGTTTCGATTCGTATGCACAGGTCGACGGCTTGCTGCCATCCGTTCCGATAGCCGATGACGAACGCCTCGGCCGGACTGTCGTTGCCCAGCCCCGATGAGGCCAATGCGTTGAGGGCTTGTTGGGTGAGGTCAATCGGTTCGGCCATGGGTCAGTCCTCCCATTTGATGTCCTGGATTTCATGCAGCACCGCTTCGCAGGCGGTGATGAGTACGCTGAGCATACGGCGGCCGTGATGTCCTCTCCGGTCAAGGTTGAACAGGACGGGATGGCCTTGACTCCACTGGTCGATGCCGATGGAGGCGATTGGGATGGTTTCGACCAGATTGGTGTCAGCATCCTCACAGCGGTATTGGATGGTGACGGATTCTTTCATGCTTCCTCGCTTTCAGTCGTGTAACAGTTCGCGTCGAGCCAGTCGGCGATGACGCGAAAGTCCTTGGCCCACTGAATCCGCGTCTGGCGTTCCCGCTCGTCCTTGGGGATTGGCTTCGGAATGTCAAAATCGAGCACCGAGTATTCGGATTGTTTTAGGAAATGGCTGCGGGCTGGTCTGCCTCGATGCTGAGGGACTTGCTTGTAGTTGACGATTTGGAGGATGTGCAGCATCTCCAATGCCTTGGCCGGGTCGAAGTTCGGAGTGTCGGGATTGTCGTCGAACCGCTGACGCAGGTCGGGCACTGTGCCTTCGCCGTTGCCGAGTTCCCATGCGGTCTCTTCGATTTGCTCTCTGAATGTGAGTGACATTTTGGGCTCCTTTGGTTTGGGAAAATCTAGTGTCGTTGAGGGGTGTTTTTGGTCTTTCCGGAGGGGCGAGCCGTAGTTTTTCCCACACCCGGACACACACGTAGTGTGTCCGGGGAGTGTGGGGAAAAACTAGACTCGATGGCTCAGTTTTTCCGGGAAAAACTCGGAAAAACTGGGAAAAACGGGAAAAACTAGATTTCGAGGTGGTTTTCGTCATCCAATTCACTCGCCTCCTCCCTGCTCATACGGTCCACATAGGCGTCGGATTTCGGGTCGTCTATCTGCCGGTACGGTCGGACGGATTTGAATATCGAACGATTGTTGCGTCCAGAGCGGTTCGAAACGAAACCCTCCTGCAGGAGCAGGCTCACGGCTTTGCTCATGACGGCGGTACGCGCTCCGGAACCGTCTTCCTTCAGTGCCTTGAACAGTTCGGACTGGTTCGGTTCTTCGAGTGAGTCCTCCAGCATGCGGCTGATGCGTTCCATCAGTCCGGTGGGTCGGAAGTCGTCGCGTTTCGCCTGTCGGTCTTCGCTGGGCATCATGTTCGGTCGTGCGATGGTGACGCGCATGAGTTTCGGGTCAGTGCTGTTGATTTCGATGCGTGCGGCTTCGCGCAGGTGGCTGCCG